GTTTCTTAATTGTGTCCAAGTAACTGTATCGCCTCTTTCGAATGCATTAATTACTCTTACTGTTTTTGAAAGTTTCTTTCTTCCCATATTATAATCTCCTATGATTATTGTCGTTTATAACTAAGTTTAAGCCTCGTATAGTCATATCGGCTATTACATTATCGTAATTCTTAAAATTCTTTTCCATCATCATCATCTTCTTCTTTCTTTGATAATTTTTTATTTCTTTTTTCATTCATAGTTTTATCTACTTTAAATTCATCACTTGGTTTCCAGTCAGATATTTTATCTGTATCTGCTTCAAAGATTATTTCATCTTCATTAAATTCTTCATTTTTTATATCTTCAGCCATATCTACTAAATCTGCTAGAAGTGGCGTATCAAATCTCGAATAATGTAAATCTACGCCATCTTCGTTTTTAGTTTCTTCTGGTGTCATTAGACTATCAATTAATCCTTGTACAACATGTGGTAGTTTTTCTTGTCTACTCAATATAGCTTTAATTGTTTCTGATAAAAATCCAATATCTAGTATAAAACTTTCATTTGAAATATCATAACCTTGTTCATTCATGGTATGAATCATCTGTACCATAAGAGTTTCAGCCAATGCATCAATCCTAGAAAGTTTTTCTTGCATTTTTAATGTAGTAACATTCTTTTCTAATGCATTATCATAACCATCTTTAATCCATTCACCATTGTTTTCAGATTGTTCACCCCAAGGCCCTTGAACTACATTATCTTTTTTATCTTTTTCATCTGTCATGATATAATCTTTTTCTCAACTGGTACAATTGCACCTACATAATTTAAATAGTTATCTCTAATATCTGATTTAGGTTCATTTACAGTAATAATATTTTCTTCTTTAATATCAAATTCTTCATTCTCTGCGAATGGAATAAAAGGTGAGAAGTATAATTTACTTTCTTGACTTGTGCCTGGATTCTGTGCCATTGGTATTAATACGAATGGTTTTTTTATTGTAGTAACTGATTTACCCCCATTGTCTACATAATCTTGATTAGTTACTTCTGCAACAATATCTTCACCTGTGGTGAGTCTTAATAATTTAATATCTGCCATGTTATATTCCTCTGTGTTTTTTTCTATAATTCTTATCGTATTGATGTGGCCCAGCGATTGTAGCTAGTTTTCTTAACCATCTTTGTCTTCCAGCAGATTTTGACAATCTATTCTTTTCACTTTTTTTAGTGTAATGTTGTCTTTCTCTTGCCTCATTTAAAACATCAGCAGTAAGAATTTTCTTTTTAAATATTCGTAACGCCTTAGTGATATCATCACCATGAACTTTTACAGATAATCCTGTTGATTGGTCTTGTTGTGGTTTTTTCTTAAACTGTTTTTTTTGTTCGTAGTTACGAACTTGAAAATTTTGTCTTGGTTTATCGTTCAATCTTAATCTCCATTTTACTTTTTATATAACTGGTCTGTCATTTCATATATGACTGCCAGTGAATCATACTTATCATTTAGACCTATAATACTTAATAAATCTTTTTTATCCTCTAATATTTTTAAAGCTCCATCTTCATCTATTTCACCACCAACTAATCTATTAGCTGTGGCTAATAACATATTATCAGCCTCATCCATATACATATCTTTTACTGCACCCATTATGTTACCTCTCTATTGTTCAAATGTTCTTTCAGCAAACTCAACTACTAATTCAGGTAAATCATCATCTAAATGAAGACCTGTTTCAAAAGACAATTCTTCAAGAGCTCTCCATATTCCGACTTTACAATCATCAACTTGTTTTTCTACTTTTTCTAAATATTCTTCAAAATTCATCATTATGCTACCTCTAACATTGACATTGGTACAGAATATAATCTACCATTTATGTCAACTTGACATTTATTAATTTTAATTTTTGTGATTGTACCCATCTCTCTTTTAGTCTTTTGCACAATATAAACATCCATACCCACTTTAAGTGTGGATTTAGCAGTCATTACTTGTACATCACGAACAAATTCAGTCAAGTTGTTTAACTCGCTAAGATTCATACCCATTATTTCTTTTCTTATACTCTCTTTCATATTAGACCTCTCATGTCTTTTTTAGTTTATATGTACCATTATACAGGCTTGAACAGGTATTGTCAAGGGTTATTTTGGTTTTTTTAATGAGAATGATTCTCATTCTCATTCTGTCTAATTGGGGTATAGTTTCTTTCTTTTATCATTGCAAGAAATAAAGTGTCTTTTTGTATTTCTGTCAATTTTTCATCTGGTGTTTGGTCTATTGCTGTCATTAGTGATTTTAGCATTTTACTCATATTTTCAATCTTTTTTTTATTCATGTATATACTATACCAGCCTGAACAAGTATTGTCAAGTATTATTTTAAGGGGGTCTAAATGAGAATGATTATCATTTAGGTTTATAGATTGTGATGAGTTCTTCTTTTCCTTTGACTTTGATTTTATCAACTTCTACAGATTTGATGGTTTTGAGTTTTTCCATAGTATAGGAAGAATATAGAGTAGACACGATACCACCATCTTCAGTCTTGTAGTTTCTTGTGGTTGCCTCTAGTCTAGCTGCCAGATTGACGGCATCTCCAATGACTGAATAATCGAATCTAGTATCACTACCCATATTACCAACTATACATGTTCCTGTATTGACACCAGAACCTATGTTGATATCTGGTAGTCCTCTTTCTTTGAAATCTTCTTTCAGTCTTTCTGTTTCCTCTGCACATTCGATAGCAGTCTTAACAGCCATCTCGGCATGTTCTTCACAATCTAATGGTGCATTCCAAAATGCCATGATACAATCACCCATGTACTTATCAACTGTTCCACCATTCTCTAAAACAATCTTAGTCATACGATTTAGATAGTCATTGATAACTTCAACTAATCCCTCTGGGTCATCTTTGTTTTTATAGTATTCTGATATTGGTGTAAATCCTACAATATCCATAAACAGAAAACTCATCTCTTTTCTATCACCACCTAGTTTTAATTTACTTGGGTCTTTCTGTAACTCGGCAACTTGTCTTGGGTCTAGATAAGTTTCGAATTGTTTTCTTATTTGTTGTTTTAATCTAAACTCTAAAATGAATCTATTAAAGATACTATGCATACCAACTATAGTGATGACAATAATTATCCAACTCACATCTGATAATATTAAATGTTGATTAAACAAATAATAAGAACCATAGACACTCATTCCATAAAGTGATAGCATACCCACACCAACAAACCAATAAGGTGTAAATCTTGATATCAGTATAACTACAATACCTAAAACTAAAGATAAAACTAATTCTAAGAATGAACTAAAATCATAACGATTAATTTGTTTACCATCTATCATAGTTTGTAATGTAGATGCAGATAACATATAATCATATTGTTCACCAACTGGTGTTCCTATAATACCACCTAGACCTTCAGCAGTCGTTCCAATAATTACAGTACGACCATTGAATTTAGAAAAGTCATTTTCTGCAGCTGATATAGTTTCAAAAGTTTTGTTCCAGTGTAACCAGATTCTAGCATTTGGGTCTGTGTTGATAATAGGGAAACCTGGCACTCTTATCGCTTGTACTCCACCATCACCTGCCTTGACTTGATAACTTGGATTACCTGTTGCAACTCTAATTACTTCTACTGCCATTGTAGGATAAGTATCTTCACCTATTCTCATTATCAATGGTATTCTTCTGACAACACCATCTATCTCTGGTGCAGTATTGATTACTCCAACTCCATTTGCATTTTGACCTAGTTTTTGTATTGGGCCTAACATACCATCCCACTCAAAAAGATATGGTAATGGATTTCCTATTTTTGCAACTCCTCTTGGTACAGAGTTTTTATTGATTTGTGATGTTCCAACTTGTGCAATGACAACTCCATTGTCTTTAAGTGTTTGTGATAGTATATCATCACCACCTAATCTATCTTCTTCTGAGAATAGTATAGGTATCATAATGACACCAGCACCTGATTGTCTTAAATCTGTTATGACTTGTGCAAGTACATCTCTTTTCCATGGCCATTGTCCATACTTCTCTATAGACTTTTCATCAATAGTAACTATACCAATGTCTGATGATAATTCTACTTCTTCTTGTTGTATGAGAATGTCAAATGATTTTAACTTTAATATCTCTTTAACAAATGGTTCTTGTAAACCTGTGTATGTAAGAACGACTAAAGTTACAAATGCAAATGTCCAATGTGTTATAAATTTTTTCATTAGTTTTGTGTTACTGTTGCACTACATGATGAAGCTACACAGTTTTGTTCTAAAATATAGTTTTGGTCAGTAGAACTATCTTGTGTTAAATTTACTGTTGATGTATTACCAGATAGATTTACTGTAGCGTCATGGTCGCCTGTGCCATCTTGTGTTATGTTTATTGTATGATTATTTGTTAAATCTATATCTAAAAAATGATTACCTGTTCCCTCTTGTAATACAGTTACATTATTACTACTGTCTATATCTAGAAACATAATTTTATCACCAGATTCTTTTTGGTCTATATCTAAAATATTACTACTGCCTTGAATATCAATAGATGAAAAATGGTCACCAACATTTAGTAAATGTATTTGATTAAGATTTACTTGATTAGAACTACCTACTATATTTAATATACCTCTTTGGTCTTTGTCTTGTGTAACAACAACATTATTACTTGCACCATTTATGCCAAGTCCTAAAACATTGTTATCATTATTTTGTGTAATTGATACTGTGTTGTTATCTCCTGTGATACTTCCAGCACTTGATAGGTCTGTTCCTATAATTAAATTGTTATTACCATCTTGTGTGATATCTAAATCTAAACCACCACCACTTTGAGTTATACTAATTCTATTGTCTGTGCTTGTAGTATTTTTTGTAGTATTAACTATTGTTGTTTGTGAAGAAGATATTGCAGATTGTGGTGTTGAAGAAGTATATAACTCTCCGATAAATTCATCTGTACTTGCACTGTCATAACTTGATGTAAATTGATTTAT